GATGCTCAAGGTAACACCTTACTCATTCCTGCATATAATAAGTTAATGAAAGAGCGTGAGTTATTAAAGCTCACTAGTGATGCATTAACTTATGACCTGAGTATAATGAACAACCCTGTTAATCCCGATGAGATGCTTCGCCCGGGATCGGCATCAGTACTTCCAAAGATTGAAGCACAAAACCAATTGAATGATATAGAGATTCTTGATCTCTTTAGAAAATATGCTCAAATAGGGAAATTGAAATTTGACCCTCTTGAGAAATGTGGAGTTCGATGGGATAAGGACATGACAATGACTCTGCGCCCAATTACAGAGATTCAAATTGATGATACGAATCTAGGGGGAGAGTTGAATAAAGATGGAGCTGTTATCATATATGAACAACCTCCAGAATTCATCCCAGAAGGGCTTTATTGGGTCATATATGACCCTTGTAAGAACTCTGGGGATGGGAAGTCATATCACTCCGTTCTTGTCTATAAGTACTTCTATAGCGGCCCTGAGACATCTATGGAGGATACTATTGTTGCAGAATGGATAGGGCGAAAAGGATCGCTTCCCGAGAACTATCAAGAGGTTATCAAACTTGCTAAGTATTTCAATGCACGTATATTCCCTGAGAGAAACGTTCCGGGGTTCATAGAATGGTGTGAGGCTAATGATCATTATTGGATGCTTCAAGGCGGGGCAGACAGGCTTGACAAAGAGGTATTTGGTGCTAAGTCAGAAGCAAAGTCTGCTTATAAGGTGGGTTTCGATATGCAGGGTAGAAAGATGTCGTGGTGTTTTGATCAGTTGAGAGATTGGTTATTAGAACCTAAGATTAAAGATAAAGATGGTAGACCTCTAATGCGTACCATAAATACAATTTACAGTAAGAGGATTCTTAATGAGATTGTTCAACACTCGGGGAAAAAGGATGACAACTTTGACCACATATCGTCACTACTTGGATTAATGCTGCTTATGGGTATTATTAAGGGTACTGCAGTTGACCTTGAAGAGAAAACAGAAGAAGATGCATATAATTTAGATCAACAATATTACGAGCCTGATCACAGACAGTCTAGGGCTGCAATCTTAAATTACTAATGAAGCAAGGGAAATATTTACCCAATAGCGATATCAAAAGGCGTGTACCTTTCTCTAAGAAAGTATCTAATGACTTTCAACGGGCAAAGGATATCATGGACCTCTATGATATGTGGTTGGGGGATTACAGGGATTATGATAAGATAGATAAGTATAAGATTAATTACGATCTTCTTAATGGTAGACTTGATGTAAAATTATATGACGACCCTATTACCCTTAAAATGGGTAAGAAGAAAGAGGAAACAATAAGATTAACACATCAAAAGATTACACACTTCCCATTAACTTCTATAGTTGGGAATTCAATGCATGGTGAGGAAATTGGTAGACCATTCCAACCAGTAGCTAAAGACCTTGGATCATTTGCACAAACTCTAACCAATAAGAAATGGAATGAGTTATTAAGGCAAACCATGGAGGCTGATGTTTTTTCCCCAATGCGTCAGCAATTATTTCAAGAGTATATTCAAAAGAATAATATACAGGATATATTTTCTATTTCGCCCGAACAGCAACAACAAATGTCGGAGCAAATAGAACAGCAGATTCAAGCCCGTTCTACAGATGAGGTATTGGATTTCATGCAGAATGATTTTCAAACTCCTACACAAAGACAAGCTCAACAACTCCTAGACTATTTCGTAGTCCACCAAGACATTAAAGAAAAGAAGTCTCAAGGATTCAGACATGCTATTGCAACTGCAGAGGAATATTATGGTATTGATGATCTCCACGGAGAGCCTATAATCTACAACGTAAATCCTAAAGGATTTTCATACGGAGGTTCACAGAACAACGAATGGGTGCAAGATGCAGCTTGGGCTAAGTACGAACAATGGTTAACTATAGAGGAAGCTACACAGAAATATAGTGAGTACTTCTCGAGAACAGAGTATACTGATATTGAAGAGTTTGTAGAACCAATAGGAGGTAGGCGTTCTGTTGGCGACCCGCGTAAGGATGGAGTACAACGTCAGGTTATGATTGAAATGTCTAATGAAGGTTGGATTGCTCAAAAGTATGATGATGTAAACTATAAAACGAAAGAAGGTCAGAAATCCATAAAACAATTATACGCAGATGTATACAGCAAGTATGGTGCTGAACATGGCACTCTACCCGGGAATTATGGAGTACGTGAGGCAAGAATTGTATGGAGAGACAAACGCAAACTCCACCGTGTTATACGTAAGATAGGTAGGATTGAAAAGATATTTTGGCAAGACGAACATTATGTTGAACAACCAGAAGACCTTGAGGTAAGAGAAGTATGGGTAGATGAAGTATGGGAAGGAGTTAAATTAGGTTCTAATGGTATAAATGATATTTATACTAAGATTAGACCTATTCCCGGGCAATACAAATCAATCTTCAATCCATTTGGAGTTCAATTACCATTTGTAGGTAAGGCTTATAACACCATGATGGGTAATACAAAGAATGTATCACCAGTCGATCTTGGTAAGTCTTGGCAGAAAGAGTTTGATACAACCATGGCTCAGTTGAAACATGATATGGCTACTGATTATGGTAGTGTATTCATCATGAGTTTAACATGGAAACCTGATGATGTCAGTTGGCAGGATTGGTTTGATATCATGCGTAATGGTAAGATTCTTCTTGCACAATTGCAAAAGCAAGGATTCAATTCAGTAGATTACAATGCTCTTAGAACTATAGAGATAAGTAAGGCTGCTGATATGGCACATAAGATACAGTTACTTGATTATTTCAAGACTAATCTTGTACAAGCAATGAATTTCAATGAGACTCGTATTGGGTCTATTGGTCAGTATACTACAAATCAAAATATACAACAATCTCAAACAGCTTCTTATAACCAAACAGAAGGTTTCTTTGAGACACATAGAAAGATAGTTGAAAAGGCTCTGAACATGTTTATGAACAGGGCAAGGTTGATTTACAGGCATAATGAGAAGACCAAATTCATTCTTGATGATATTACTCGTACAGAGTTAGAAGTATCTCCTGAGTTTTGGTATGAAGAATGGGCAATAGAATTTACTACCTCTACTGAAGAAATTCGTAAGGTTGAAATGTTGCGCCAACAGATGCAAACATTCGCCCAGAATCAAATGTCATTTGATGGTATATTACAATTAGCATTAGCAAGTACACCTTCTGATATTGTTAATATAATGAAGAAGGAAAGTAAGCGTATGGATGACATGCGTAAAGAAGCTCAACAACAGGAGATGCAGAAAATCCAAATAGGATTACAAGCAGATGCTGCAGATAAGCAAGCAGATAGAGATTCCAAGGAGAAGATTGCAGCGGCTGGTAATGAAAACAGCATACAAAGAACTGTAATAGATTCTAAGAAATTCAAATATGCTGCAGACGTAAATGATGATAATGTAGCGGATGCAGATGCTCGTCAGGATAAAGAGCTAACATTAAAATCTATGCTCGAGACTGAAGTGCTTAAACTACAGGCTAGAAAACAGAGCCAAGATTACGAACTTAAGCAGAAGGAGCTTAAACTCAAGGAAAAAGAGATAAAATCACGCCCAAAAACCACTAAAAAGTAACTCTATTTCTAAGTTAACTCTTAGACATATAATGACATGACCTCAAAAAGGTCATTTTGAACAAAATTTAAATATAATTTTCGTAAATTTACAATCAGAAATCATGGAAGACAATCAATCGGGTAATAATATTATCCAATATTCAGTTGATCTTTCTCCTTCAGGAGGAGACCCTTTTAAAGTAGAAACAGCAGTACCACAACCAAATCAACCTATACCTAATGGTGTAGAAGATCAGGATGTAGATGAGCCTAATATTATTGTTAGTGAGCCTAATGATGCTCCTGAGAATGATTCAGAGGATGATGGTGAAATTAATCCGTATTCCTATCTAGGTGAAACTTTAAGGAATGATGGTTATTTACCAGATGATCTTGAAATAAACGAAAAGATTGACGGAACTACCGTTTATCAAGCATATAAACAAAAACTCCAATCAGACTTGGAGCCTCAGATACGCCAAGAGGTATATCAGAAGCTTCAGGACGAAG